TGGTTTTATGATCACAATTTTGAGTTTCTAAAATGAAGCATTTTAAAATAAGCGAGTTTGATTCACCTGATGAAGTTGGGAGTGGTGAACGTATGGATGCCGAAGTGCTGCAAATGATTGATCAAGCACGTGAATTGTTTGGCAAACCAATACGCATCAATTCGGGTGTACGTTCGATTGCTCACAATGATAAGGTTGGCGGATCAAAAACATCAAGCCATTTGAAAGGGTATGCAATTGATGTGAGTTGCGACAATTCAGCGGATCGATTTCGTTTGGTTGAAATTTTGATGCTTGTTGGTTTTAATAGATTAGGGATTGCCAAAACGTTTATTCACGTTGATAATGATCCCGATAAAAGTAAAAATGTAATTTGGGTGTACTAATGAAAGGGTTGATTGCAAAATTATTAGGATTGAATGGGGATGGCAAATCATCATTGGGTGAATTTGCAAAGGATTTGCGTGAAGCAATCAAAGGTAAGGAAATTGATCCTGATAAAATGATGGAACTTGTAAAGGTGCAAAGTGAAATCAATAAAATGGAGGCACAACATCGGAGCGTTTTTGTTGCGGGTTGGCGTCCGTTCATCGGTTGGATTTCGGGGGTTGCACTTTTGTATAACTTCATCATTCGTGATGTGATTGCGTGGCTTTCACCTGATGCAATGCCTCCTGCAATTCAAATGGATCAACTCATCACAATCCTTTTGGGGATGCTTGGATTGGGAGGATTGCGTACCTTTGAAAAGATAAAAGATAAAACCAAATAAATGGGAGTAAAAGATACCGCAAATTTGGCAATGATTCCCGCAGCGTATGCGGAGGACAAAGTTTATTCCGTTTTGCCATCCGATGGTGATGGGGATTTCACATTCACACGAAGTGGATCAGGCACACGCATCAACAAAGGCGGTTATATTGAAACAATGGGCAATAATGTGCCTCGTTTGAATTATCGTTTGGATGCTGATGGAAACCCAACGGAATGCGCTGAATTGCTTTTGGAGGAATCAAGACGTAATTTATTTTTGAATAGCGAAGATTTTACCAATGGTAGTTGGATAAAAACAAGAACAACAATAACGGGAAATCAAAGTATTGCGCCTGATGGTACTAATAATGCTGATTTACTTACGGGTGATGGCACTGGAACATCGTATGTTTACGATGGTGTATTTTTATATTCTGCAACTTATTATATTTCCATATTTGTGAAAAACATAAATGGTAACGATTTCACAATACAAAACTTCACACAAAGCGGAACTGTTGTTTTTGATTTAGTAAACAAATCAATAACAAGTACAAGCGGAACAATTTCAGACGCAAAAATTGAACAATACCAAAACAATTGGTTTAGAGTTTCCGCAAAAATTACATCAACTTTAGGGGGTGCAAACTGCAATTTGGGTTTTGGTGTTAAAAATTACAATGGTGAACAGTTTTATATATGGGGCGCACAAGTAGAAGATAACGCATCGGGCGGTGGTGTATCTAACGTATCAAGTTATATCCCAACCTCATTTTCATCGGTTACACGCAACGTTGATTCCGCATACAATCAACCATTCGGGGATTTAACAAGTGATTATCCAATTACACTATATTGGAAAGGGCGCATCACTGCATACGATTCGGGAGGTTTCAATACACAAAGTTTTGCAGGAATTGCCAAAAACAATGATGCAGTTAGATATTTGAATTTGAAGTTTTATTCAACAACTCAATTGCAACTTGAACGGAGGAATACAACGCAAAGGCAAAATTTTATTACTTACACAACACAATTGGATGATGTAAAAAAAATTGCGATAAAATACATTTCAAGCACTCACGTTGTGATTTTTATTGATGGGATTGAAGTATTTAACAATTCATCACTTGATGCGGTTTCGTGGGATTTTGATTCCACATATATTGGGCAATTCAGATACAATGCAGATACTGGAAAACGTATTCCCGCTGATGAATTATTTGTGTGGAATAAGGCACTCACCGATGCGGAAATGGTTGATGTTACTTCTTATGATACATTTGCGGAAATGGCAACAGGGCAACAATATACAATACAATAAAAATGGCAGATCCAAAACTAAAACTCGGAAATGATATTTGGGCAACAAAGCAAAAAAGTTTGTTGGCATACAATGATGAGGGTGGCAATTTCAAAAGTTTGCCATTTCAAGTTGATAGGATTTCGGGAGGATCTTATGTAGGGCGCAACGGATTGATTCAATACGCTGCATCAAATGAGCCACGAATTGATTTTTTAAACAACACAAAAGGCGGGTTGCTCCTTGAACAACAACGTATAAATTCAATCACACACAGTGAGGATTTTAGTGATGGCAGTTGGAACAAAAATAATGCAACTGTAACAGCGAACAATACAACCGCACCTGATGGCAGTAGTAGTGCCGATTTAATTACAAGTACGGGAACTGCACCTTATGCAAGGGTTACATTTACGCACTCAACATTGACCGATTATTGCGTTTCTATTTTTGGTAAAAAAGGTGATGAGGATTATTTATATATTCGGGCATTAGCTTTATCAAGCCAACCAATTGCAAGTTTTAATTTGAGTACGGGTACATTAGGAACTATAAATTCGGGATTAACTGCGGAAATAGAATCACATAACAATGGTTGGTACAGATGCATTATAAAATACACAACCACAAGCAGCATTTCAAATAATCTCATTGATTTCGGATTTGCATCATCTGATAATTCACGTTTCTCATCATCAGGAAAATTTGCATATTTTTGGGGTGCGCAAGTTGATGTTGCAAACACAAAATCAAGCTACATCCCAACATCAGGAGGTGCGGTTACGAGGGTAGTTGATTTTACTTTCATTCCGAGTGGTTTGCAAAACATTTTAAACACAAGCGAGGGTACATTGTTTGTTGATGTGGATGTGCCACGAGTTTCATCAACTGGAAGTTTTGAGCGTATTGTTTTAAGCGATCAAAACGCATCAACTGATCGGATAATTTTTGACAATTATGGAGGAAATTGGAGGGCGTTGATGTTGTCAGGCGCAAACAACGTAAACAAAACTATTGTGAGCGTTACTGCAAATCAAAGAATAAAAGTTGCAATTGCATATTCATCAACTGAATTGAGAATCAGTTATGATGGAAATGCTGCAACAACAACAACTGGAACTTATGCGCCAACAACTACTTTGGAAAGTTTAAAATTTTCAAACAAAGATGGCGGGAGTAAATGGTTTGGAAATATATACAATGTAAAGTATTTTGATTCCGCATTGTCAAATGCTGAATTAGTTGAATTAACAAGTTAAAATAAATAAATAAAATGAGCCATATATTTAAGAAATACGAGTTTCCTGATGAAGCAACTGCGGATGCTTTGATTGATGCTTTGCCATCACAATATGATGAGGAATTGGATGAAACATTTCCCGCACACAATCACGTGATCGTAAAATTACATCATCCAATTGTGGAGCAACCCGTTTATGATGATGAGGGCAATATCGAAACCGATGCAGTATTGGCGGAAAACTTTTCCGTTGATGTGCTTTGGCAGGGTATTGAAGCGCAACCCGAAGATTGGGAACAATACGAAATCACATTGACTGATAATGGTGTTCACACGTTTTTCGGGATTGATTACGTATAAAAAAAAATAGTATATTTGTATAGAATTAAAAAATTAAAAAGCTATGCCAACAACGGGTGTATTTAACGGAACAAACTTGGTGCTTTCAGTAGAGGGTACAAATCTTGGGCATACAACTTCATGCTCATTAACATTATCAACTGATTTGCCAGAGGCAACAACAAAAGATTCAAGCGGATTTCAAGAAGTGATCGCAGGTGTGATGAGCGGTGAAATCTCATTTGATGGATTAGTAACGTATGATGATACTTCAAACGTTACTGAATTAGCTGATTTTCTTTTGGCACGTACTCAATTGACTTGCATCTTTGGAACTGAAACAACTGGTGATCGTATTTTCACTGCGGAGGGTTTTATTTCATCACTTGAACAAAGTGCGGAAATGGAATCTCCAGTTTCTTATTCAGGATCCATCACATTGACTGGTACAATTACTGCATCAGACAAAGCATAATGATATGAGCGCAATTTGAGGGAGTTGCGCTCACTTATTTTTTTACTATGGCAAACAAACAACGGGGATATTATTCCATAAAACTTGGCGGGAAAATGCGCACTTTGCATTTTTCAATGAACTTTTGGGCAAACTTTAC